ATAATTTCCTAGCAGTAAATTTAGCAAATAGAATTTACTCACCATTGGATAATAACGAAGTTGTAAGCAATACATCATATGCACAACAAGGGTATGAGACTCTTTCTAGCTTCGATGGCGGGCTGCCAGATGCATATACTGAGACTGTAACAGTATCAGGTATACCAGATATTACAAATCTTTATTTTGCAACAACTGGAACCTTTTCACAGCTATATAAAACTACTCAACATTTTCTTTCTAGTAATCCCAATAACTTTATTTTATATGGAAAAAGATTTAATTTTGACACTGACTTTTTCTTAAGCGCAACCGACATGGGAGGACCACTACCAGCTAATCCTTTTTATTCTAATTACCAGCAAATTACATCTGCTAAATCTCCAACAATTAGCGGGTATAAGCTTGATACTTCTCTTTATGAAGTTGTTAACGATAACATAACAAACATATTTTTACCAGCGTCTACATTAAGTGTAGCTGGTAAATTTTTCTTTGTTGCAGCCAATGAAGCGGGGTGGCGATCATCTTACCCCGGAACTAGTGCAAATCTTTTCATACGTGAAACTGTCTAGATTGGTTGCTCTCACCTTAATATGACATAAATATATACAAGATGCCAGGACTCGGATCATCAACTAGCTCAGACCAAAATCGTTCGTATGTAACAAACGATGGTCGTGCAGCAACTTTCGGAAGGAACTTAATTCAATATATTCAAAATAGACTACCGTATGCTACTGACGGTCGTGGTGAAAATGATGCATTAAATCCTAAGTATAAATTCTTTAAAAAGGCGGGTATGAGAAGGGCAGAAGCTCTCGCAAAAGCTTCCGTTTCATCTTCCAACCCTTTTAACAATATACCTATAGGTGACTTTGCAAAAGATTCTTCCTTTGGTGATGTCATGTATGCAAACATACAAGACGATAAAGGTAGTAGGCTACGAGATTATAGAATAATGGCTGCTTATTCTGAAGTTTCTGATGCTTTAGATGAAATATGCGACGAAACAATTAACCCGGATGAATCCGGATGGATCACAAAGTTACAATTAAAAGATATTGACTTAACTGTTGATGAAAAAGAGGAGCTTGATAAGCAATTTCACAGATACATAGAATATTATGATTTAAAGAATAGAGGATGGACATATTTTAGACAATTATTAGTTGAGGGTGAACTATTTTTTGAACAAATTATCCACGAAGGCTATGTTAAAGACGGTGTGTTAGGTGTAATTAATTTACCATCTGAAATTATTGATCCTGTATATAACAATATACAAAATATGCTCGTAAAGGGATATATATACAGAAAGCCAATTTTTAGCCCTGAGCACCCGGAAAAGGTAGAAAAGATTGAATTTATACCAATGGACCAAAACCAGATTATGTATGTAAATTCTGGTGTATACAACGAAACTAAAAACTTTGTTATTCCATTTTTAGAAAATGCTCGAAGACCATATCGACAACTTTCTTTGATTGAAGATGCAATCGTTATATATAGATTAGTTAGAGCTCCAGAGCGGTTAGTTTTTAATGTCGATGTTGGTAATATGCCTCCGCCAAAAGCAGAAGCCTATCTCAAAAAACTTATTCAAAATTATTGGTCCAGAAAAACGTTTGATATGGATCAAAATGACGTTGTTAAAAAGTTTAACCCTCAATCAATGCTTGATGCTTTTTGGTTCGCAAAACGTCAAGGATCTGATGGCACTTCTGTAGATCAATTAGCCGGCGGTGCAAATCTCGGTGAGCTTTCCGACCTAATGTATTTTATTAAAAAGCTTTATAGAGCTCTTAAAGTACCTTCTATGCGTTTGGATCCAAACGATCAAGCTTCAGCTGATGGCTCTACAATTTTACGTGAAGAATTAAAGTTTGCTAGATTTATTATGAGACAGCAGCAACGTTTTGCTGCCGGATTAAAGAAAGGATTTATTACTCATTTAACGTTAATGGGTACATTTGAAAAGTTTGAGCTCAATGAACAAAATATTGAAATTGACTTTAATGTACCTACCAATTTTTATGAGTTGAGAGAAAATCAAAGACTTGAATTAAAATCTAATAACTACAATAATTTAGCTGCAAATGAATTTGTATCTGCTACCTACGCCCAGAAAAAATATCTTGGGTGGAAAGATAGAGATATTCTAGCTAATAGAGAATTTTTAAGAAAAGACGCAGAACTCACATGGGAGATTGCTCAAATACAAGCAGCAGGCCCGGCTTGGAAAGAGCAAGCATTAGCTGGTGAATTAACTGGTGAAGAAGGAGCTGTAGGCGGTGAAGGAGCTGGTGTAGGTGTTGGAGGAGCCGATGCGGCTATTCCAGAATTTGGTGGAGGACCAGCTGACGTGGGCGCGCCAGAGGACGTTGATGTAGAAGCTGAAATAGACGTAGAAGAAGACCCAGTAGTTTAGCGCACTGGATTTGAACTAAAGAACTGAGTTCTATAGTATATTTTTCCATTACCTGTAGATGTCGCAGCTGAAACTTGGTTAACATTTGTTATACCTCTTATGGTCGACTCAGTACCATCAGCAATCATAAATCTATGATCTGCGCGCTGATTACCGTAATTACCAGTTGTATCAGTATAAACATATATAGTATTACCTGTTGCGTTATATATAATAACTTCTGAACACGGTTGTCCTACCTTTATAGCGTCAGCATTGGCAGTAGCTGCACCGTTACCATACGGTGCTGGTGCATTTGGATCCATACCCGATAACTGTGTTATAGCTGTAGTAAGATGCCTAACAAATGCTGCGCATTCATTTATATTAACATAGGTGCTAGTATACTGTTCATTACTTGTTGGATAGTTGGGCATATATTTATTTAGTCTGAATAAATAATTTTATGGCACTTGCATGCACAATTCAACCACTTTCCGCTTTTCTTTCAACAAATCTAAATTCAAAAATAGAAACATTTGATAGATTGGGGGATAGAATAAAAAGGTCTCTTGGTTACCCTCTAGTGTCGCTAGAGATACATACCGATCAACTCAGAGAAAATATACAAATTGCTGTTGAATATTTTACAAAGTATGCTGGTTTTACAAGAGAATTTCTAATCTTTGATTCGAATATGTATGAAAAAAATAAAGGAATCCGTCTAGACTACCTTTATACCCTTGCTAATACAGATTTAGATTCTAATAGAGAAAAAACTGCCGGTACAAATCCTCTTGGCCCAGGCCCAGAGTTTTTAGGATCGCGACCACCAACTATAAATAATTCTGGATTATCTGCCGGCGCGGTTGAAACCTCGATGTATGTCGCAACTTCAACATTAAGTGCATCTTTCTTCGCTTCTTCTACTACACTTTCTTCTACTTTCGCGTACGGTTCCGGAGGACTTACTCCTG